AACTTAAATTGTCTGTAGTTGCCGTCGGCATTTAACACACTAACGACAAGGTTAGAATCAAAGTTTCCTGCGGAAATTGTGCTTACTATTTCGCTTAGAATAGTTGACGATTTTTTAAACCCAGCTCCGGTATAGCCTTCAAAAGCTAGGATGCCTAGATCGTCTAGATTTTGCACAGCAGTTCTATTAGCACCAGAATATCTAGAGCCTCTGAGTGTTAACAGAGCATACGAATCACTTGAAAAACTTTCACCTTCAATGTTGAGATATGCTCCGAAATCAGTTTTTATTTCAACACCGTTGGTGTTTACATCCATTTTGAAACCGTTGGGTCCACTGGGTAATACTGTTATAAAATCTGTTGAGATCGAGTTAGTAACAGAAACGTTATTTACGGTTAGGCTGTTATTTACGGTTAGGTTGTTTTCAACAGTCACATCAGAACTGAATATTGCTGCTGGAGTGATTGTAATTGCTGAACTATCAGCACTGTCGATTAATGTTGTAAAGATATTCCCTGTGACATTACCGGCAACGTTACCTGTAACATTACCTGTGACATTACCGGCAACGTTACCTGTAACATTACCTGTAACATTACCTACTAGACTAGAACCGGCGGTGCCTGTTACAACACCGTTTATATTACCAGTGATATTCCCTGTGACATTGCCTACGACATTGCCTGTAAGGTTGCCTAAGAACCCGCCCTGTGCAGTTACAACTTCTGTGGTGGTATTTACGATAACTGTGCTGTCGTTGGCCACAATGTTAACATTCAAATCGCCGCCTGGCATTCCTATTGCTGATCCGCCAATTGTAGAGCCTGCTGGAAGATTTACTGCTGTACCGGTGGCTGTGATAGTTGCCGCACCTAATTTTATACTTGATCCGCTAAGATACAGATCTCTAAATCGGTATGTAGCACTGCCTAGATCATAAGCCACATTTGTGTCTGGTATAATATCAGTGCCAACACGGCCTGACAAATTAAATTTTCCTGTATTCCCGTCTATCAACAGGCTACTGTCATTGGCAACCACAGAGCCGTTGAATGCAGCCGCTTTGATCACTCCCTGATAATCTGATAAATTTACTGTGGCATTGACTTTATCTAATGCATCGTCATAGACAAACGATATCGCATTATGTGTGCCATTAACTAGCATAGGCGCCACGGCATCTCTTGCCTGCTCATCGGTGTAGTCTGTGACTGGAACACCACCATTGGTAGTGCCATTACCTATGTATAATCTATTGGTATTTGTAACAAATATTAGCTCGCCCGCGGCCAAGGGCTGTGTCATTGCTGTTCTTTCAGCGTCTGTGCCCCTGCGAATCTGTAATGGCATATTTTTCTACTCCTGGAATTTTTCCTATCACAAGTATTTATGCCGCAGATATAAGAACATAGAGTCAAAAAAATAGCACCCGAAGGTGCTATTTTGCCCTTTTTGTAAGCGCCGTAGGGCTGGCGCTAAAATAGGACTATGTCCTAATCTGCTGTAGACCCGTTTCCGTTCTTAAAACCTATGCTGCCGCCTTCTGCTTCAATACGTGCAATAACGTCTTCAAACAAAATAGGAGCAAAATCAGGAGTTTGTTCCACACAAACACAGTGATAACGGGTATCTACGATGTCAGTGATCTTACCACCAAACCCGGGCAACATAACACGATTAGCATGTGTATGCCCATGTATGTTGGTGCCAAAACGACCCAACGATTCTGGATGCAAGGGAATATGGCTCAAGATCATACCGTTCATAACGTGGTATGCCCGCAATTCACGGAAGTGTTCACGGTAATCTGTGTCCCTAAAGATATCGTGATTACCACGGATCAACACCTTGTCACCGTTTAACCTACGCATAATTCCCAACGCTTTACGGTTGATAACAACGTCACCTAAATGGTAGACCTTGTCAGTGGGCTTTACCCGCTCGTTCCACGCCTTGACCATAGCTTCGTCCATTTCCTCAGCAGAGTCCCATGGGCGCAACTTTGTAACACCGTCATTACGGGTGAAGCGACATACACCTGTGTGTCCAAAGTGTGTGTCGCTTACTAAAAATACACTAGGCATCATGCCCTCCTTTCTTTAAATTCTACGTTTTTTCCAGGTGTAGTTAACACCGTCTGGACACTTGCCGTCAACGATGCTGTCTGCTCCAAATCTTCCTACGATTTCCATTCCGTTAATTTGAATAGTAACGAACTCATCTACAGTCTTGGCCCATGTCATTGCTAGGTCTAGGGTTTCAAATTCTTTAGTTTTTGTTTTGCTTTTTACTTCTATCATTTGTCTATTGTAGCACCAAAAAGAA